GAAAGACGAGCATGGAAATGCTAGTGTATTCTATTCAGAGCCATTAACCCTTGAAGAAAAAAACACAATTTTTAAAAAGTCTAATAATTTTCAAGACTTAACTGTTCTTGTAGATTTACTTATAATGAAATTGTTAGTTAAAAATGACAAAGGCGATATGATTAAAGCCTTTAGTCCAGAAGATAAATTTGCATTAAGAAAAAAAGCAGATTCAAATGTTATCGCTACAATATCAAATCAAATACTTGCAGATACTAGCTTTGAGGAAGCCGAAAAAAAGTAGATAGCGACCCAGAAACAAGGTCGCTTATTGCTATAGCAGATAGACTACATATTACAATCCAACAAGTTCTTGATATGCCTGTTAGCCATTATAATCTTTGGTTAGCTTACTTGAAAAAAGAACAAGAACAGTATAAAACAAACAAATCATTAGCTGACGCAAGGAATTTAAAATAATGGCAAATCAAAAACTAAATATAGACATTGTAGCAAAGGATAAATCCAAACAGGCATTAAATAATGTTCAAAGTAATTTATCTAAAGTTAAACAATCTGTATTTAATTTAAGAAATGCTTTTATAGGTTTAGGTGCTGGAGTTGTTATTAAAGGATTTATAGATGCTGGAATACAAATAGAAAATCTTGGAGTACAATTAAAAGCATTATTTGGTTCAGCTAGAGAGGGTAAGAAAGCATTAAAAGAAGTAACTGATTTTGCATCAGGTACACCGTTTGAACTTAAAAATATTCAACAAGGTATTACTGCACTTGCAACTGTTAGAAAACAAGCAGAAGCAAATGGAGTATCTTTTGAGGAATTATTAAAAATTACAGGAAATACAGCAACTCTTTTAGGTAACGATTTTGCTTTAGCTTCATTACAAATTCAAAGATCATTTAGTGCTGGTATAGGTAGTGCAGAACTCTTTAGAGAAAGAGGTGTTAAAGCTATGGCTGGTTTTAAAGAGGGTCAAAAAGCAAGTGTAAAAGAATCTATAGTAAATTTAAGAAAAGCATTTGGTACAGGGGGAGAGTATGGTCAATTAACAGATGAACTTGCACAAACATTATTTGGAACAATATCTAATATTAAAGATGCTTTCTTTCTTTTCCAAGTGGAAGTATCTAAAGGTTTTTTTGGTGCATTAAAAGAAAATTTAGGAGATTTAAAATCAACTGTTGAAACAAACAGAAAAACAATAAATGAATTTGCACAAACTATTGGAACAGGATTAAGTAAAGCAATTCAAGGTACAGCAAGTGTATTAAAATTTTTTCAAGAAAATATAAAGCTAATTACAGAAGCAGTTAAATTCTTTTTAGCTTTTAAATTAATTACATTTTTTTTAAATTTAGCACCAGCAATAAGAGGTGCAACAATAGCTATGTTAGCATTTAATAAAGCAACAAGAAAAAATTTATTAATAGGTGGTATTTCAATATTATTAATAAATATGGGAAGATTAATTGAAAAAACAAAAGAATATTTAAGACTTGCTGGAATTATAGACCCAATACAATTAGAAATACCAGATAGAGGTAGAGGAACTGACAATTTATTAATTAAAAACAATGCAAAAATAGAAACTTTATCAGATGCTATTAAAAGAAATTTTAAAGATATTTTTACTACTTTACAACAAACAAACTCTGACGCATTAGGAACTATGCAAGTTAAATTAACAACGATTGGTGCAACAATAGGAGAGGGTTTAAATAAAGGAATAAAAAGTTTTTCAGATATATTTGCTAGATCAGTAATATTAGGAGAAAAATTATCAGAATCATTTAAAAAAATAGCACAACAATTAGGAGTTAAAATATTAAGTGCTTTAATTGAGGTTCTTGCAAGAAAAAGTGTTGAATTAGCAATAGAAAAATTAATTACAAAAGAAAAACAAAAACAAGCTAGTTTAAGTTTAGGCTCAAATCTTATGGGATTAGGTTCTTTAAAAGGATTTTTTGGAGGTAGAGCATCAGGTGGTTCAGTACAAAAAGGACAACCATACATGGTAGGAGAACAAGGTGCTGAATTATTTGTACCAAACCAATCTGGCCAGATACAACAATCAGCTAGAGGTGGTAATGGTGGTGCAACAACAGTTAATTTTAATATCAATACAGTAGATGCTTCTGGCTTTGAAGATTTATTAGTTAGATCAAGAGGAACTATTACACAATTAATTAATAGTGCTGTAAATGAAAGAGGGAGTAAAAACTTAATCTAATGTCTGGTGCTTTTCCAATATCTTCTGCTAAATTTGGAACTTTAGGAATAAAGTCAATTCAAAATACTATTATCTCAAAAACTGTTTCAGGTAAGAAACTTGCAAGACAAATAGATAATCAAAGATGGGCTTTCACAGTTCAAATTATTACAGGAACAAGATCAAGTACCTATGGAGAGTTGATGGCTTTTATTGTTAAACAAAGATCAGGCAAAGAAAACTTTACAATTATTCCACCAGAAATTGCAGATGCCAGAGGTAATGAAACAAACACAGTTTTAGTTAATGGAGATCACGCAGTTGGAGATACAACGATTGCTATGGACGGACACCACAACGATAACCCACACGCATTTAAAGCTGGAGATTTTATAAAGTTTGCAAGTCATTCTAAAGTTTATATGATCGTAGCAGATGTTCAGGCTTCTAGTAATGCTTCAACAGTTACAATAGAGCCACCTTTATTACAAACAGTAGCAGACGATTCAATAGTTACTTATGACAATGTTCCTTTTACAGTTCATTTAACAACTGACATTCAAGAGTTTGGAGTATCAGGTGCAGATAATGATGGCAAATTATATTATGAGTATCAATTTGATGTTGAAGAAACCTTATAGATGAAATACAAAGTAAAATATTGGATTAGTGTTGATTTTTTAGCAGAAGAAATAATAGAAGCTGATGATTTTAATTCTCAATCCTTGAATCAGGGTAAGTATAGCGAACCATCTAAAAATGCTAGTTATATGGTCAATGATGCAATAAAAATTAATAGAAGAACATTTGAGGAATATGACGAGAAGCCTAACAACAGCGATAAAGAACGAACTAGCAACAAATGATATTAGACCAGTACATCTTATCACTATTGGGTTCGCTACTCCTATTAACATTACTGATTGCTCTTTTCCATTAACATCATCAGTTTCAGGCTCATCAGTTACTTATTCTTCTAGTGATTTTATATTAGGTATATCAAATCATAGTGAACAAACAGATTTAAGTAAAGCTAGTTTAAATTTATCATTATCAGGTGCAGATCAAACCTTTATATCTTTAGTTTTAAACGAGAATGTTACTAATGATACAGTAGATATTTATAGAGGTTTTTTAAATGATTCTAATTCATTAATAGCTGACCCATTTCTTTTATATAAAGGTCATATAGAAAGTTTTGGAATACAAGAGTCTGAAAAAGATAGCACAGTTGGATTATCAATAGTTTCACATTGGGCTGATTTTGAAAAAAAAAATGGTCGTAAAACAAATAATGTATCACAACAAAGATTTTTTAGTACAGATGTTGGTATGGATTTTAGTTCACAAACTGTATTAGATATTAAGTGGGGTAGAGCATAATGGGTTGGAAAAAATTTGTAGGCAAAGTTCTTAAACCTATTGCAAAAATATTTAAAATTGAATTAAACCCTTTTGTTGCATTAGGTATTAGTTTATTTTTATCTTGGATATTAAGACCAAAAGTTCCTGAAATGGAAGATTTTGGAACTAACTCTTTTGATGATTTTGAAAGAGGATTATTAGTTAATAAACAATCTAATGATTCTAATATTCCTGTAATTTATGGAGAAAGACTTACAGGGGGAACTAGAGTGTTTATGGAAACTTCAGGAACAGATAACACCTACCTATATATGTGTATCGTTATGGCAGAGGGGGAGATAAACGATATAGAAGAAATAAGAGTAGATGATAAAATAGTTACATTTGCATCTAGCTTATCAGATGGAACAGAAGTTGAAGTAGATAGTTCTGATGCTAATTTTTATAAAAATAGTGAAAGTTTAATTAGATTAGAACCACATTTTGGAACTGATGGTCAATCAGCATCATCTTTATTATCTACATTATCATCTTGGGGAAGTAATCATAAATTATCTGGTCTTTGTTATTTAGCAATTAGACTTAAATGGAACTCTGACGCATTTGCTGGACTTCCTAAAATACAGGCAAAGATACAAGGTAAAAAAGTTAAAACATATAATGCAAGTCTTGTAGAACAATCTGCAAGTTATCAAACAAATCCAGCATGGTGTTTATTAGATTATTTAACTAATACTAGATATGGAAAAGGTTTAACAACATCAGAAATAGATTTACAAAGTTTTTATGATGCTTCACAAGTTTGCGTAACACAAGTAACACCATATTCAGGTGGAAGTGATATAAATATTTTTGATACAAACACAGCATTAGATACTTCGAAAACTATCTTAACTAATGTTAGAGAACTTATAAAAGGTTGTAGAGGCTATCTTCCTTATAGTGCTGGTAAATATAGTTTAGTTATTGAAACAACAGGAAGTGCAAGTATTACTTTAACAGAAGATGATATTATAGGTGGTTATAGTTTAACAACACCAGATAAAAACGAAAAATACAATAGAGTTATAGTTGGCTTTGTTGATCCAGCTAGGAATTTTCAAGTAAATGAAATTCAATGGCCTCCCATAGATGATTCTGGATTACCAAGTGCAGATCAACACGCAACAATGAAAACTGCTGATGGTGGATTTTTGTTAGAGGGTAGATTTTCATTTAGTACAATCACAAGTCAATATCAAGCAGAAGAAATGGCAGAGGTTATTTTAAGAAGAAGTAGAGAAGCATTATCTTTAGGTATTACAGTTAGCTTAGATGCTTATGATTTAGCGATTGGCGATATTGTAAATATTACACATTCTTCTTTAGGATTTTCTGCTAAACCTTTTAGAGTTCTTGGAATAACTTTTAATGAAGATTTTACTGTTGGTTTATCTTTAGTTGAACACCAAGATAGTCATTATACTTGGGCTACAAAAACACAAGCGACAGCAACACCATCAACTAACTTACCTAATCCATTTACTATCCAACCACCAGCAAGTGTTACACTAGATGATACATTAATTGAATATAATGATGGAACTGTAATTGTAGCTTTAGATGTATCAATAGGTGCTTCTCCTGATAGATTTGTTGATTACTACCAAGTAGAATACAAGTTAAGTACAGATTCAGATTTTATTATTTATGCACAAGGTTCAGGATTAAATCACAGAGTTTTAAATGTAATTGACCAATCTACTTATGATGTAAGAGTTAAAGCAGTAAATAGTTTAGGTGTATCATCAACTTATGTATCTGCACAAAGAAAGATAGTAGGTGCTATTGAACCACCTAGTGATGTTACAGATTTTTCTTGTAATATATTAGGACAAGAAGCACATTTAAGTTGGACACAAATACCTGATTTAGATTTAGCATTTTATCAAATTAGATATTCAACATTAACAGATGGAACTGGAGAGTGGGCAAACTCTGTATCTTTAATAGAAAAAGTATCAAGACCAGCCACAAGTATTAGTACAGTTGCTAGGGCTGGAACTTATCTTATAAAAGCATTTGATAAATTAGGTAATGCAAGTTCTAATGCAACTGCAATAGTTTCTAATGTAACTAGCACATTAAATTTTAACGCAATAACTACTGTATCTGAACACCCTAATTTTGATGGAACATTAACAGATACAGCAATCGTAGATGACACTTTAAGATTAGATTCTTCAGAATTAATAGATTCAGCTTTAGGAAATTTTGATGATGAAACTACAAGATTTTTTGATTCAGGTGTTGCTAATGCAGACTTTAAAGCATCTGGTAATTATTTATTTGCAGATGTAGTAGATATAGGTGCTAAACATACAGTAAGAATTACAGCTACTTTAAAACAAACTTCTGATGACCCAGATGATCTTTTTGACAATAGAGTTGGGTTGTTCGATTCCCAAAATTCTAGCTTTGATGGAGATACACCAGCTAACTCAAATGCACATTTAGAAATTGCAACAAGTGATGATAACTCTACATTTACTGCTTTTCAAAACTTTGTAATAGGAAACTATACAGCTAGATATTATAAATTTAGAGTTGTTTTAACTTCTACTGATTTAGCTTCAACTCCTGTTGTTCAAGAAGTATCAATTTCAATAGATATGGAAGATAGAATATTTAGTGGAAATGATATAAGTTCTGGTGCTGGAACTAAAACTGTTACATTTACAAACCCATTCAAATCTGTTAATTATGCTGTGGGTGTTACAATGGAAGATGCAGATACTGGAGATTTCTTTACAGTATCTAATAAAACAGTTAATGGCTTTGATGTTTTATTTAAAAATTCTAGTGGAACAAACGTATCAAAAACATTTGATTTTATTGCAAAAGGGTTTTAAAAGGAGTATAAAACAATTATGGCACAACACGATTACGATATAGCGAACCAATCTTTCCCAGCTTTTAGAACAGATTTAAACAATGTTCTAGGTGCAATTAATTCATCTAATTCAGGAACTTCAAGACCAAGTTCTGCTGTCGCTGGTACAATCTGGCTAGATACATCTGGTGGTGCAACTGCAAATACTTTAAAATTTTATGATGGTGCTGATGACATATCTTTAGCAAATATTAATACTACTGCTAACACAGTAGATTGGCTTGATAGTTCAGTTGTAGCAGATTTAGTGAATGATACCTCTCCACAATTAGGTGGCAACTTAGATACAAATTCACATAATATTGGAATAGATGATGCTCATGGAATATTAGATGAAAACAGTAATGAGCAATTAATATTTCAAACAACAGCTTCAGCAGTTAATTATTTAGAAGTAACAAATAGTGCTACAAGCAATAATCCATCTATATCTGCAACAGGAGATGATACTAATGTTGGTTTAGAATTTAGTACAAAAGGAACAGGGGCTATTAAATTTAACGATCTTGCTTACATACCTCAACAAGCATTAACTTCATCATCAAATGCAGTTGCTTGGGACACACAGGCAAAGCCAAACGCATATCATCTAACAACAGAAAACACTACTTTCTCTGCACCAACTAATCCTGTTGAGGGTGCTTTTATTTGTGTAGAAATTAATTACAATGGTTCACACACTATTGCTTTTAATACTGTATTTGAATTTGCAGCATCAACTGCACCAACATTTACTTCGGCAGATGGTAAAACTGATATTTTAGTTTTTAAATACAATGGTGCTATTTGGCAAGAAGTTGGTAGAACATTAAACCTTAGTGAAAGTTAAAATATGTACGCATTAGTAACAGATAACGAAATAACACAAATAATAACAAATCCTAAAACTATGGTTATAGGAGATGTAAGATACCCAGCTAAAATATTTCAACTGTGGTCAAAGTCAGAATTAAATGCAATAGGTATTTATGAAGTAGTAACTGATTCATCTAATTTTAAAGATGAGAAGTGGTATATCAACACAAATGAATCTTATGCTTTTGCAGACAACCAAGTAACAAGATCATGGGGAACTGCTACACCTAAAGCACACGCAGATAGCTTATGGACACAAGCAGATTCAGATGATGGAGATTTACCATCTGACAAAGAAGTTGGAGATGTAAAAGTTGAAGGTTTAAAAACACAATTAATTAGAACTATCAAACAACAAGTATCTAATGAACTTGCTAGAACTGATTGGTACATAACTAGAAACACAGAAAAATCTACTGCTATACCAAGTGCTATATCTACTCATAGAGATGCAGTTAGAACTAAACAAGCAGAAATGGAAACTGCAATTACTAACGCATCAGATACTCCAGCACTTGAGACTTTATACACTTACACTACAGATAGTGATGGTGTGCAACAATCAAGACCATTAGGCGAACTTCCAACATTGGAGAGTTAATGATCATTCTTGGAACTAACTCCATAAAAGACACAGGATTTAATGTAGATAATTCATTAAGATTTAATAGTGGAAGTAGTGATTATTTAACTAGAACATTTGGAACACCTACAAGTTCTCAAAAATGGACATTATCTTTTTGGGTTAAGAGATGTAAATTAGGCTCTACTGAATTTGTTTTTAATACTGATGGTGGTAACGAAGAAGATAGATTACAATTTAATTCTGGAGATACTTTAACTTGGTATGAACAAAATTCTAGTGCTGGAACAGATGCTGAATTAACTACTTCTCAAGTTTTTAGAGATGTTTCTGCTTGGTATCATATAGTTCTTGCAAGAGATAGTACACAAGGCACAGCAAGTAACAGAATTAAATTATATGTAAATGGTTCACAAGTTACAGCACTTGGAGCAGCTACATATCCATCACAAAACGATAGTAGTAGATGGAACACAGCAGTAGCACATGAAATAGGTGCAAGAAATGGTGGTACTTTTGTAAATCTTTATATGGCAGAAGTTTGTTTTATTGATGGCTCACAACTAGACCCAACATCATTTGGAGAATTTGACGAAGATAGTGGAATATGGAAACCAATAGATGTATCTGGTTTAACCTTTGGCACTAATGGATTCTATTTAGACTTTGAAGATAGTTCAGCTTTAGGAAATGATGTATCTGGTAATGACAATGATTTTACAGTTAATAACCTTACAGCAATAGACCAATCTACTGATACTTGCACAAATAATTTTGCAACATTAAATCCTTTAATTAGTATTGGTAGTGATAGTGGTAATGCACAAGTTTTATCTCAGGGAAATTTAACTGTAGCTGGAAACCAAGCTTCATGGTGTCATTCAAGAGGAACTTTTGGTGCTTCATCTGGTAAATGGTATTGGGAAGCAAAACTGACTGGTACTATGGGTAATGTAAATATTGGTGTTTCAAATGCTGGAACTAATATGTTTGGTGGTACTGTTCAAAGTTTATCAGGAAACACATCTATTTATGGAGATGGACAATATAATATAAATGGTTCAATTACTGGAAGTCAATCTCCAACATTTTCATCAGGAGATATTTGTGGTGTAGCTTTAAATATGGATGACAATACAGTTTCATTTTATAAAAATGGAACAATATTATCTTGGGGAACTAACTTAGCAATAAGTGGTGGAACTGATGATGTATGGCTACCAGCTTCAGCAGTTTATAAGTCTGATGGTGCATCTTCTCCAGTAATAGAATTTAACTTTGGCTCTCCACCTTACACAATCTCATCAGGCAACACAGATGGTAATGGCTATGGAAACTTTGAATATGCAGTACCTAGTGGATATTATGCACTTAACACAAAAAATTTAGCCGAATATGGTTGATGCTATGTTTATTAATAAC